TTCATATTTCCTGCCTTTCCGCATACAAAATAAGCGCCTGCGGTGTCCCGCAAGCGCTCTTTGCTGCTATGTCCTTATTATTCTTATCTTTCCTGTGTCCTGTGTTCCTCTACGTTGCCTGTGGTGCTGTCCCCGTCCAGTTCGTCTGTGTCCGGCAGTTCGTCCGTATACTTCGCCAGAAACTCCCGCACCTTTTCCCATACCTTTTTTACGGGCAGCCCGCATAATGCCATATTCTTAAAAATACTCACTACCTCATAGGCAATGTAAAGCAATGCGAAAAATTCAGCCACGCCCACGGTATCAAGCCCTAAATATGTACGTGCCTGCTCCGGTATAAATCCGATTAAGTTAATCTTAATCAGTACGTCGATTGCCAGCATGAATACCAGAGAAATAAGCATACCTACTTTTCTGATAGCCCCGTCAATGCCTGCGCAGCTGTTAAATTTCTTCTCTTTGATTGCACGCAGCACGCCAAAAACCGTGTCGCACACAATCGCCAATACTACCAGCTGGATAATTTTGTTATGTGCCGCCGCCTCAATAAATTCTGTAATAGTCATGTTCATAAATCCTGCCTTTCTCTTAATTGCAAATCTTTTGCCCGCTCTTTCAGCTCTGCGCCGTCGTAGCTCGCTGTCTGCTCCCAGCTTTCCAGAGTGGCTATTAAATCAGCAATAAGCCTGCTTTGCTTTTCTATGGTTTCCTGTTGTTCTTGTACTACCCTTAGTAAATTGCTACTCATGTACTCGCTCCTGCATTCTGCCGCTTAAGCAGCCTTTTCTATGGCTGCCTCTGCCAGCGTTTCTATTTTCTTTCGTAGGTTATAGCTGTCGGCGTGTCCTGCGTGTCCCGTCCAGCTCTGTATACTCTTTTGTAACTGCTCTTTTGTGATTTTCCCGCTCTCGCACTTCTTGATAGTACGCTTTATGCGCTTTATGCTGTCCTTTCGTACTTTCCTGTGCGTTGCCCTGTGTTTGTAGCCTACAAAGTCTATACCGTTCTTTGCTGCCAGCATGGTAGTTTTCGGGTTAAACTCTAACTTAAGCTCTTCCCGTAAGAATTGCTCTATCCGTGCAAGCCAGTTGCGCAGCTGTTCCTTGTCTGGGCTTAATATTACAAAGTCGTCCATATAGCGTATGTACGCCTCTACGCCCAGCTCATGCTTAATAAACTGGTCTAATGCGTCCAGATAGATATTTGCAAATAACTGACTGGTAAGGTTTCCTACTGGTATCCCTACGCCGTCCGGCATATTGCCGTTGTGGTCTATTATCCTGTCCAGCAATGCCAGTACCCCAGCGTCTTTTATAACCTTACGTATTTCAGTTTTTAATACCGCATGGTCTATGCTTTGGAAATAGTGGTGTATATCTGCCTTGATAGCATAAAGCGGCTGGTCTGGGTGGTATTTGTTCCACTCATACAGCCACTCTTTTAGCGTATCAGACGCAGCGTGCATACCTTTACCTTTCCGGCAGGCGTAAGACTGCGATATAAACCGCTTATCAAATATAGGCTCTAACACGTTGTTTATGGCGTGCTGTACCACCCTGTCATAGAACGGCAGCGCCATTATCTGCCGCTCTTTCGGTTCGTACACCTTAAAGTAATGGTATTTGCTTGGCTCATAGGCAAGGTTTATAATATCTTCCCGCACCTTGTCTAAGTTTTCCTCTTTGTCTTTCGTAAAAATCAGTACGTCTTTTCTGTGGCGTTTACACTTTCTGGCTTTGTTATAGGCTTTCTGTACGTTTCCATAGTCGCCCATAGCCTCTAAAAGCGTAATGCGCCGCCCGTCCTTATCGGTAATGTATCCTACTCTCTTCAAGTATTAAGCTCCTGCCTTTCGCCGTAGCTACTAACCAGCAGCCGTATTTTTTCTCTTTGCCTCACGGCGGGACAGCCACTCTGACTATAGGATATTAAACACTCGGTCTTATCCCTTTCTAAGTCCTTGCCAGTATTCCGTAGAACTCTGTGCCTGTAATGTTCTCACTAAGTCACACGCCCCACGAGCGCCAATGTTCGTATTGACATTCCACGGGTAATTGTTGCAATTCACGGCACGAGCGCCGCAATTCGCCCCATTGTTCCAGTTGCCGCCCGCTATCAGCGCCGCCAGAGGCTGTAAGTAAGCAGCTGCCCCATATCCTGCTATTTTCTGGTCTTTACCTCTTCTATCAGTTCGCCCAGCATAACGCCTATTTCTTTCAGCTTGCGGCAGCTCTCGCCGTAGTGCCGTGCGTTCATAGCGCTATACTTCAAGTCATGCGCCAGCCGCAGCAATTCTTTACTTTCCTGCAATGCCGTATCTACCGTGTATAAGTGGCTTTTCGTTGCCGTCTTATCCCACTTTATAACCTCTTGCAGCATTTCAAGAATTGCGTTTCTTGTCGCCGTCTGTAAACTGAATTTCTCATACTTTGGGTACTTCGTAAGCAGAGGGTAAATATATAGCAGAAAATCGTATATTTTCTGGTGTATAATATCTGTTTTTGTCTGTATGTCCATGCCTTACCCCCGTTTATCCGGCTGGGCTTTCGCCCGCCGTCTACAGAGAGTCACACGCCCCACGAGCGCCAAAGGCCGGAAAGACAACCCACGGGTAATTGCTGCAACTCACGGCACGAGCGCCGCAATGCGCCCCATCGTACCAGTAGCCGCCCGCTAACAGCGCCGCCAGAGAATATGCGTAATACTGGTAAATGTTACCAACGTCGTAAGACTTCTCGCCTGTGTTCAATGGGCTTTTCTTGTCCCAGCCCCACGCTACGCTTGCGTGGTAGTCTGCATTTGTGGCGTGTTCCGCTCTTGTAATAAGCTCGTCCAGCCACTCCCAGACACGCCCCACGGCATCTACAACGCCCACGGAAGAAACGGCATTTACCACGCTGCCTGTTACGCCTCTGCCTGTATTGCTGGTGGCGCTCCATGCGTTTGTATTTGCGTTATCCAGTCCGGCAGGGCTGCCAAAAGCATAAGCGCAAAACTCCGCATAGTTCGGCAGGCGCTTACCGCTCTTTGCCAGACGTTCTACAAAGTTGTACCAGTTCATGCTTTCTGTACCCGTCATAGGTGCGCAGCCGTACTCTGATTTCAAGCCCTTTGCTCCGTCGTCAGAATTAAGGTAAATATCTACCCATGTGCCGCCGCCTAAATATACCATACCCTCTGGGCTGCATTTCGGGCGGTGTCCCAGTGTCCATACAGAACGTGGTACAATGCCGTTGCTTACTGCACTTTCCCAGCCTGTGCCAAAAATAACACTGCTGCCATTAAGCGGCTGTAAATTGCTGTCCACCTTGCGGCAGCGTCCATAATGAAAGCCGCCGATTTTACGGCTGTTTGTAGCGTTCCAGCCTGTCGGGTATGTAGAATTAAGGGAAATTACGTATTTCTCGTCTGCGCTGTCAATTCTGCTGTCGCAGATATATACGTAATAGTCCTTACCTACCGCAAAAGCGCTGCCTGCGTCCAGATTAGCAGCCGTAAGAATTGTATTTGCTGTCTTGAAAATTCCAGCGCCGCCCACGGCAATTACGCAACCCTCTACTACGGTCAGCTCATTTGCTCCGCTGGCGTAAATGTACTCATTGCTCGGTGCTACAATATCGCTGATTGTAGCCATTTTATTTACGTTCAAAAGCGCCCTTGCGTCGGTCTTTGTAACGTCGTCCACTAATAATCTACTCATACTGCTTTAATACTCCTTTCAGTGCTGCAATGTCGTCTGTTGTCATTCCTGCCACGGTGTCTGTGCGTTCCAGCGCAATTACCTTGCAGCCCGCTTTTACCGCTTTGGAAAGTGTAAGGGCTGTTCTGTCGTTTCCCGCCTCTCCTGCTGCCGCTGCCTCGTCGGTCTGGATATGTGTTACTCCCTGCACCGTGCCGGATACGTCGCCCGCTACAAATTTCATACCTACCGCTGCCTCGTCGCAGTAATATACCGTAACCGCCTTTTTCTCTTCCTCTACAGCTGCTACGCCGCACTCAATATAACGCTGGTTCTCTGCGCTCTCGATTTTCGCCAGCAAATCTGCTGCCGCCAGTTCTCCGCTTGCTACCATAGCAAGGCAGTTGTAATAATCCTCTTTTGTCTTTAATACTTTAGGAAATCCTTTCATGGTCTGCCGCCTTTCTAAAATGTATTTGCAAGATAGGAATTACCCACGTAGGTAGCCCCTAACACTGCCGTTTCTACTGTTCTTTCGTAATGCTGGCTCATGTATGCTGCACCCATGTAGCACAATCCCAGTGCAGCATCATGCTTATAGTCAATGCCCCAGCCGCTTTCTACTCTCTTAAGTCGCTCGTCCAGCGCTGCTATTGCCTCTTTGGTTTCTTTCGTGCCTGCCTCTGCCTGCTTTTTCACTTCCTGCATGGCTGCTGCCAGCTCTTCAATTTGCAGTTGCAGGCTGCCTGCTATGTCCTCACCCAGCTTGTCCTTGATACTCTCAAACCATGTGTTAAATTCGTTTTCAGCGTCCGACTGGAATAGCTTAATTTTTGCCATAAAGTCTGTATAGGCGCTTAAAAGTTCCTTGTCCCAGTTGTCAAGCGTGCTTTCAAAACTGCTGTATCTTTCGTTAAACTGGCTCTCATACTGCGCAAATAAGCCCTCTGTCTTGCTTACGTAGCTGTCATATACGCCCGCAATCTCTGTAAGGTACTTTTCCATACTCTGCTTATATGCGCTGAACTCGTCCAGCACGGCTGCGCTGTAGGTGTTGAAAAAGTCCGTAAACTGCTTTGTAAGCACGCTTGCGTCTATCTCTTCCACCGTTCCTGTTACAATGCCGCAGACTGCGCTATTAAACCGCTGGTCTGTGATGTTCTGCGTCTGTATCCTTGTTACGCCCTTGCCTACGTAAATATCTGCAAGCGCAAGCTCCCATATTTCCGTAGTGCGTGTTACTGCCGTTGCTGTCGGCTTTGCAGACGGTGTGCCTTTCAGCACCGCAATATACATATCTCTTTGCGGCAAATCCCAGCGAACTACTACCCTGTCCACCCTGTTAAGCGCTCCCTCTGCCGTATCCAGTGTTACGCTAAGCGTTGCAGGATTTCTAAAGGCGTAGCCGTTTATAAAGGCATAGCCTGCATTTACTCTTATTTCCATGCCGCTGTAAGCTACCACCTGTAGCCCGTCGCTCGGCTTTGGAAAAATGCCGTTTGCAATGAAAGTAGCAAAGTACCACGCCCAATCCTCGGCTTTATATACCCTGTCGTACTCTCCGTCTACTGCCACGGCATTAAACGGTAAGCTGTTTGCCATTTCTGCTACCTCACTTTCCTAATCTGGTCTACCAGCGTCGGCAGGCTGTCGCCAAAAGTCGCCTCTATGGTTTCCTCGCCTTTCTGGTATGTTTCTGTTACTTCTGTAATGCGTGCATCTATCTGTATGCCCCACTTAGTTTCTTTGCAAGTAATACGGTCGCCTAAATCAAAATCAGCCTTAAATTTTAAGTTTGAATTTGTATTTATGGTACTTACAAAATTTATGTTCTTGCCGTAGTTTTCCAGCTCTGCGCTGCCTCTCGTTTTCAGCATTGCAATATAGGTATTCAGCGGTATTGTTACCTCTGTTTCCCCCTGCTGGTACTTTCTGGCAATGTCCGTAGCGTCGCAGAATACCTCTACTAAATCCAGCCCCGTTGCGCCCTCGCCGTCCACTGTGGTTACTGGCTGGCTGCCGTCGTCGTCAGCTGCTCCCTGCACATAAATAAAGTTGCCGCAGTTCTCTATACTGGCTGTGTATTCCTGCTCGTTGACATTATCAAAATCTCTTGAAAATATGCAGGGTGTGTTACCCTCGGTATTTGTGGCTGTAAGGTCATTGCCCTTATACAGATAAAAGCCAAACAGTCTCTCTCTTTCGTTAAGCAGAATGTCATAGCCCAGCTTTCCAGCCTGCGCCCTTGCCTTTACTTCCTGCCCCAGTTGTGCGTATACCTCGTTTGCATATTCAACCGCCACGCCGTCTATGGTTTCCTGCGCCAGAAATGTAAACAATGGAAAACGCCGCTTTGTTCCTGCTGCGCTGCCGCAGTTGTTCTTTACCATAAGGTTTATAAGATACTGGTTTGTACCTGTCGCCACAATCTGCGGATAAATGCAGCGCTTATTAAGCCACCAGCTAAGCATATAGCCTTGTGCCTCTAACTGCTCTAAGCCGTTCTCGTCTTTGGTAATGTGTACGTAGGTTATCTGCGCTGCCCTGCGCCATACGCCGCCGTCAGCGGTCTTTACTTCCTTTTTCCCGTCGTGCTTGGTTATTAAATTGCCCTCTACCAGCAAACGGCTGTTATTGTCCGTAATCGGCGCAAGCAGGCTAAAAGTTCCTACGTCAAAATACTTTGTATGCCATAGCAGGCTTGCCAGCTCGTCTATAGCTCCCAGCGGCTGTACTGTCTTGTCGAATACTCTAAGCTCCATACCGTCACACTCCTAAAAATTCCTTGCTGTAGAATATGGATACTTCCAGAGAATTTACGCCGCTGGCTGCATCATACCTAAACATATTGTCGCCTATGGCAAGCTGCATAAATGTACTGTCTACATCAATGTAGCGGAAATAGTCGGTTTCTACGCCGTCCCTTATCAGCTTAGCGCCCTTGCTGCCGTACTTCGTGTTAATCTCTATCACGTCGCCCGTTTTCATAGTGGCGTTAATCTGTATAAATTCCTCGGTATCCACATTAAGCAGTATCGGGTTTGAAACTGTCCCCAGTGCTGTAAACCTTATCCTCATTCCTGTTGATACGTCGCCCTCGTTGTAGCAGTCCACTATTACGCTTTCCGCTCGGTATCCGTATATCATGCTCTTTGTGCTGTCCTTTTCGATAACGCAAGGAAAATGCCACGCAGCCACCCAGCTTGCTATATCCTCTTTTGTTTCTTCCTCTTCCCGCCAGAACGGGTTAAGGCACTCTATTTGTAAATCAAACTCATAAAGTACCTCTTTCTTTAGTATCTTAGGCTCTCCATACGCCCTGCAATCAATCACACGCTTAAAGCCGCCGTACTCATACACCAGCGTAGCGCTAAGCTCTGGGTTAAATATCTTAAGCATACGGCGGCGCAGTTCCAATGCCTGCGCCTTGTCCCGTGTGTTGATATGTCCCACTACGTCTATGTCCCTCGCCTCGATACGCTGCCCTACGTAGGTGTCGCCGTGCTGTCCCATACTGTTTGTGCTGTAAATGACGCTCGTAACGCCGGAAATGCCCTCTACGTCTTTACTTATATTGCAATGGTATACGCTGTCTACTCCCAGCTCTAACCGCTCGCCCCTTGAATTTATGTAAGTCAGTTTTTCATTTTCCATGTGTTACACCGTCCTTGCTATCATTCTGAACTGTCGGGCTGCCTCTTTCTGCTGTTTTGCATAGTCCGTGGTATTCGCATAAATATACTGATTGACAACTACGCCGCCTGCTGCACTGCCGCCGCCTCTCGGCTTTGGCTTTTTGTCGTCGTTATCATACTTAAATTCATTGCCTACATTTACCTTTGCGTCTACGTCAAACTCCTGCGGTACGCTGTCCTCAATCATTTTCTTAACGCCGCCGATTTCATTAGAAAAGCCAACGCCGATACCCTGCGCCAGATATACGCCGATTTCGTCACGCATCAGCTTAGACGGGCTGGCAATTCCAAATAAATCCTTAAGGAAGTCGGTAACATTGCCTACCCAGCCGCTTATTTTGTCTTTTATCCACCTCGTAGCGCCGCTTATGCCGTTCCAGATGCCCTCTACCATGTTTTTACCGAACCCTGCAAACGTACTGCCAATATCCTTAAATACGTCTGTTATTCCAGTAATTACATTTTTCATGCCCTCTACGGCTTTGTTCTTTACTTCTGTACCCCATGTAGCCACTTTGGAAATTGCACCAGAAATGCTGTTATAAATCTTTTGCGGTATTTCCTTAACAATCGTAACAATGCCCGTTACCATGGCATTCATTACCTCTTTGGCTTTCGTAAGCATATTGTTACCCCA